GGTTGTTGCGCCGGAGGTTATTCAAAAGTGCATGGGCAAGCCATGGTGGAAGAACGTGCACTTTGGAGTAATGGACGTTGCTGGCCGTCAGCATCAGGGGATGGAGAGTCACGTGGAGATATGGCGGCGGCTGGCTCACATTCCCATCCACGCCCTGCCGGTATCAATTGAAGATGGGATTCTGCGACACAAGACATTCCTACGCGATCCGAGCACGGGCAAGGCGCGGCTATTTCATGATGCCAAGCGGTGCCCGAACACCATCAAAGAGTACGGGTTGTACCGCTATCCTCGCGACGCGGACGGCACGGTGGCGAAGGAAAAACCTCGGGATCGGGACAACCACAGCATGAAGGCCCTAGCCTACGGGCTAGTATGGAACTTTGGCATGGTGGATCGCAAGGCAAGGCGCGCCGTAGTCCATGTCACGTTCAGGAGGGGCTACTAAATGAAGCGACTCACCAACAAGGAATGGGAGAGCAGGCTTGGTGACATTGTCTCCTCTCTAACCAGTGAATGGGCGGGCCGGAACGCGGAGATAGAGCGTTTCCGAGAGTTGCGCTACATGGAGCACGAGATCAAGGTACCGGTGGACATGGAGCCAGAGAAGGTAAAGCTGCCCACCGGGTACCAGATCATCGAGCGCATGGTGGGGACGCTAGCCACGAACGCGCCGGCCATCACCTGTCCCCCTGCCGACAAGACGCAGCGCCAGAAGGAGCTAGCGAGCAAGCGGGAGGTATTCACGGCGGCCCTCATCGAGCAGCTATGGAAGCAATCGGGCGAGGACTCATTCGAGCGTTTCCTTGAGTGTCTGCTAAGTGACGGGCACGCCTGTTTGCGGGTATTGCACGCCCCCTCGATATGGGCGGACTACCCGACGCGGCAGGAGAAGGACGACTCTGCAGAGGAGGAGAAGGAGGAAGACTTTATCGAGCGGACGGAGCGCTGGAAGCGTGGGAAGCCGGTTCCCATTGCCATCAACTGGGTGGATCCTCTGAACGCCTATCCGGTGTTTGGCGAGTTTGGCCTAGAGATGATGATGGAGCGTGATACGCGCAACATCGTGGACTTGAGGACTGACAAGTGGAATGGGCGCGTGCCGGAGCCCATGTTGTGGGAGCTCAGCAGGACAGCGGGACAGCCCGGGCGGGTGACGTTCACCCAGATATGGACGCGCCAGGAGCTACTCTACTTTGTGGGGGGCAAGCTCGTCCACCGCGAGGCCAACGCCTACGGTGCCCCGCCGTACATCTATGCTATGGGGTTCACCAACGCCTCACGTGAGACGGACAAGATGGCGGTGTCGGCCCTCTATCCCTTGAGGGACATCATTCCGGCGCTGGACAGGGCGGTATCGCAGAAGGCCACGGCGGTTCGGATGTGGTGCTGGCCAACGCCGGTATACACCCAATCCGACGAGACGATGACGCATGACAAGGATGGCAACCCCATCTTGCGCGAGTTAGAGGTAGTGCCGGGCAAGACGTTAACTATCCTGAACGGGGAGAAGCTGGGTTTTCTGACATGGGAAGGGAACGGCCCGGACGCCGACGAGTTGTTACGTCTCTACTACGAGACAACCGACAGGGCGGGCCTAGCGAGCACGCTGTACGGCCACAGCGGCGGTGAGAGTGGCTACGCCATTGCCCAACTCATCAACGCGGCGCGGATGAAATTCAAGCCCATCATCCTACATGCCGAACGGGCCTATGAGATACTGATACAGCGGCTATGGGACATCATCGAGTACCAAGTTGCCGAGCCGATATATGTGTTCGATGCTGGCAAGGAGAAGCGGTGGCTGGAGCTAGGCCCCAACGACTTGGAGGGCTATCGCAACGTCATTGTCAAGTTGAACCCCGTCCTGCCGACGGACGAGTACGCCAGATCGAGCAAGACGATCAACGAGGTGACGAACGGCATCATCTCCATGCGGCGAGCGAGGGAGCAGATAGGTGTAGAGCAACCCGAGGAAGAGGACGAGCAGATACGGGTAGAGAAGTGGATGAACAGCCCGGCCGTCGAGCAATTCCTGATTCAGGAGGCGCTCAAGGCAGCACAACTGGAGCTCACCGAGGAGATGATAGCCGAGACGGTGGGGCAGCAGATTCAGGCCTTGCCGCCGGCCCTACGCGTCGCCCTATTGCAGCAGTTACTTGGTGAGATGCGGGGGCCGGCCGGGACTGTGCCGCAGGGTATGCCACAGGGTATGTTGCAGGGGATGGCGGGCACGCCTGCCGGGATGGTACCGCCCGGCATAGGGCGTCCGCCGATGATGGAGGCCCAACCGGAGATGGCTGGCCCCACGGCGGGGATGGCTGCGCCGATGCCGGGGCCGCCGGTGTACGCCGCGCCCAACGTGCGGGCGAACCCGAACGCACCGCCTGAGCAGCGCAGGCCAGGGCCAACGCCAGGAAGGGCGCAACGCACTAGCCGACGCAGAAAGCCGCGTTATGGCCGCCGGACGCGCCCCGCTGGGATAGCGACGGGGCGGGCGCCGGGCGTAAAGCGCCGGGCGCAGGAGAAATAGCCATGGCGAGCAGGAACCGCAACCCCGTGGAACGATACGTGGCGGCGCTAAAGGACGAGATTGTACACGCGGCGCGCACCTATCCGCGGGCGCCCATGCCGTACGCTGCAATCAAGCTATCGAACCGTGAGCAGATGCAGCAATACGTCGCCATGCGGGACAACCCGCAGGAGTGGGCAAAGCTGCTGCGCGAGCAGGGGCTCTACAAAACCCTGGCCTACATGAACGAAATGGAGGGACGCTATGCCGATTCCGGAATACGCGACGAGTCCTAGCTGGACACGCCAGCTACTGCCCTCAGGCCCCGACTGGGCCTATGAGCTTGGCATTAGCCCGGACGTGTACTACAGCCTGCCACTGGAGAGGCAGCGGGCGTTGCAGGAGGCCTACGTCAGCGGCCTTACCCAGGAATATAGCGGCTTAACCCCGATATCGCCCTACCAGCAGGGAATGCTAGAACTCAGCCAACAGAAATACCGTACCGAGCGCCAGGACACCCTCTTTGATCGGGCGTATCGCCTAGCGACGGAGGCCCGCACCCGGCGGGACACCCTGGCAGAGAACGCCGCCAATCGCGCGGCAACCTGGGCGCGGCTGATGCAGGAGCAGGCATTGGCGCGCGAGCAGATGGAGGCGCAGATGGCGCTAGAGCGCGAGATTCTAGCGCAGCGGCGCAAGGAGATGGCAGCGGCCATCGGGGAGACGGTAGCACAACTCGCCTCGCAGAACTGGGCCACGGGCATGCCGTGGGCGTTGCCGGAGGGCACGCGCTACGCGCCAGGCTTTGAGACTGGCGGCCCGGTGAGCGCACTCTACGGCATGGCCGGGCTGGGCTACACGCCGACTCCCCTGGCTGAGTACAACCCGCCGTCGAGCGAACGCCTCATGCAATACGTGGCGGAGGCGCTCGGCAGGTACGCGTAAGGAGGTTGCTATGGCAGACGTGTACGGTGGTTCGGGCTGGTTTGCACAGCAATATCAGGCGGCGCTAGAGGCCGCCCTGCTAGAGCTTCAGCGCCAGCAGGCCACGGGTTACATCAAGACGGGCACGAGCGACACGCAGGCCCGGCGGCAGGCGCTGCAAGCCATATGGGATGCGCGGCCTGACATCAAAGCGTTTTACGACAAGAACTGGGGCAAGAACTATGATCCCCTCACAGCTGTGGAGAACTGGCTGGGGATGACGAGCGAGATTGGCGCGGGCCAGTCGCGGGACGCGGTGCAGTACGCCGTAAGCCGAGGGCTGATGGAGCAGCCCGAACCGCAGGGGGAGCGCAAGACGCTGGAACGGGAGGAGTTTGAGGCCAACGAAGAGTACCGCAACAAGATGATCGACTTGCAGGAGGAGAGCCTCGACTTGCAGCGAGAGCTGCAAATGGATGATCATGAGTTTCAGCTGATGATGGCCGACGCCGACAGGCTATTCCAGCGCGAGATTCACGACGACAAGATGGCCTTCGAGCGCGAGAGGCAGGCGTTCGAGGAGCGGTATGCCCTAGAGACGTTCGAGTTTGACAAGCTGATGCGCACCAAGCAACTGGACTTGGACACGCGCAAGCTGGAACTGTCGGGCAAAGTCCACGAGGACACCATGGCGCTGGAACAGCAGAGGCTGAACTTCCAGCGCTACGACACGGACTTGCAGGCCCAACTGCAGCGCGAGCAGATGGAGATTGATCGACAACGGCTAGGGACGGAGGGGGAGATAGCGCGGCAGCGGTTGGGCCTGGACTACCTGACGTTGCTGGGAGCGCAGCGCGGCCCCCAGGACTGGCTTGGGTACTGGAACACGGTGCGCGGGGCGGAGAACACGAATCTCCCCGCGTGGGCCGCGGCGCTGGCGCAAGGGCAGACACCGCCCATCTACCAGGCGGCGTCAGGCCCCATGCAGCCATTCACCGGCTTTGCCGGGGTGCCGGGCCAGCCAGGATATGTGGCCCCCAACCAGCAGCCCGTGGCCGTACAAGGGGCTCCGGTGCAACAACTGGTGCCGCAGCAACAGCAAGTGCCCCAGGCACAGCAGGCGCCGAACACTGGTGCTATGCCCTACATCGCCCCAAACATGGTAACGCCACAGCAGTGGGCTCGGATGTTGCCCAGCGAGCAGGCCGGCCTACAGGGCCTGGTGGAGGCCCAGGGCGGCTACATGCCGGACTGGATGAGGCAGATGCAGGCCTTGTGGCCGCAGGGCCAGGTAACCGGTATCTCCTACTACGGAGGCTAGAGTGAGCCTGTACCGCTTTTGGGCGTACGAATCGATTGAGGAGCGCAGGCGGCGGCAAGAGGAAGAGGAGAATCGGCGGGTGGCGGCGGCGCTACCCCCGGCCCCTACGCCAACGCCCCGTCCAATGCCAACGCCAATGCCGACGCCTCGCCCAGTGCCGGTACCCACGCCCGCCCCTATGCCGACGCCGCAAGCGACAGCGAGGCCTATGCCCACGATGCCGACGCCACGGGCGCTGGAGATACCCCCGTGGATTGCCAGCTACTTCGCCGCGCCGGAGACACCCCAGCCCTATCGGCGTCCGGTGCTACCGACGCCCCCGCTGCAGGAGATACCCGCGTGGGCGCGCTCGTTCATGCAGCACGCCAACCTTCGAGGGCCGACGCAAGCGGTGGAGGGGATGACTGCGCTGCTCTCGGACATCGTGACGGGCCGCACCGCACCGATGGAGTTCGGCCAGCGGCTGACGCGAGAGGCGGGTGGGGGGAACGCGCTGGACGAGATTGCCGCCATGTACCGCATGGGCCAGGAGCGGCAGAAGCAGATGCCCATCACCACGGAAGAGATCGCCGAGGCCTCCCGCCGCTACGTGGCCGAACCGTTGCAAGCGGCGCTCATCCAGCAGAGCCTGCCGGTACACGCTGCTGAGGCCCTAGGCCTACGTAAGGTGGAGAGAACGCAGGCCTGGAATCCCCTATCGACGCTCTACCCGGCCATGGGCATGATTGTCAGTGACGGCCGTATCGCCCCCGCCCGCGCCTACCGGGAGCAGCAGGAATACGCGGCACGCCAACCTACTGCCGAGCGCATGTTGGGCACGTTCGCCGCCGATCCCTTTGGCCTGCCGGCAAACATTGCCCTGGCTACCGTTGCGCCTTCAGAGGGCGTGCCCGCCCTGCTCTACAAGGCGTACACGTTCCTAGACACCGTGGACTTTGCCGCCAACGTGCTGACTGCCGACACGGCGCAACTCGCCACCATGGGCCTGGCCAACGTAGCACTCAAGTACGGCCCACGCGCCGTCATGCAGGCGATGCGGGCGAGGCGGGCGAGAGCGCAAAATTGGTTAATGCCCATGCCCAGCGATGAGGAGCTGGCCGAGGCCGCCGCCCGTGCCTGGTATGAGGCCGACGCCCGCGACTACCGGCGTGCGGGCCAGCCGATGCCCGAGACGATTGATATCGTGGACATGGATCCGGCCAAGCCGTCTGAGTACAAAGTGCGAACAATACCTGCGGAGGAGTACTACCGCGAAATCGCCCGGGCCAGCATGAAGCAG